TGTTGAAAATAAATTTGCTACAAGAGTTGAGAATGTTAACCCATTCAACACACCAAGTTGGATTGGTAGCATTGAACTCAATCCATCCACAGATACTTGGGTAGAGACAAGAAGAACTGAAAGAACCGATGATGTTGAGGGCAACTTTGAAGCATCAATGCTTGCTGTTGGTGCAGATACAAATACTGGTCTTTCCCCTGTCAATTGGAATGTATGGGAAACTAACTGGGTTGGTGTCAGTAACGTAGAAGGACCTGTCATTACTGAGGTTCAAAATGGTTCCAGAGTCGTCAATACAAGCACTACCAATGACTGGTGGAGTAGAACTACTACAACTACTTGGGAGGATTCATTTACTCAGTTTAGAAATAGAACTACCACCACAACAACCCAACAGTCTAGACAGGGAATTCAGTTTGGTGTAACTGAGAGATTCGACAGTGTTAATCTAGGTGACAGACTTGTTTCTAGAGTTCTTATTACCTTGATGAGGTCCAGAAACGTTGAGGCAGTTGCTAGAAGACTAAAACCATCTACTAGATTCTACACATTCTTCGATAATACTGATGTAACCACATTTATGGTTCCAAAATTAATCGAAATCAGAATGACAAGTGGAACTTTCCAAGAAGGTGAAACTGTTACTGGATTCGTCCCTGTTTCTGGAACAAATAGATCTATTACTTTCCGTCTTGCACAGCAAAATCACAAGTATGGTCCATATAATACTCCAACTGAAACGTTTAAAGAGAACCCATACAACCCAAATAGCACTCTATCTTCATCTTATTCATCAACTACCACTGTTCTTAACGTTGATACTGCAAGTCTTGAGAATCAGGCAGATTCAAGATTCTTTGGTTCTATCGTAAAGGATATGCAACTTGTTGGTTCTTCTAGCAATGCAGTTGCAACTGTTTCTGATATCAGATTAATTTCTGATTCTGCAGGAACACTTATTGCATCTTTCTTCATCCCAGACCCAACAATTCCATCAAACCCAACGTTTGAAACTGGAACTAAAACTCTTAAGGTTACTACCAGTCCAACAAATACTGAGATTGTTGGTATCTCTGATAGCATGGCAGAGTCTAACTTCACTGCTAGTGGAAACATTGACAATGTTGAAAATACCACTCTGAGAATTAGAAATGCTGAAGTTGAAAGAATCATTAGAAATGAGAACAGAACCCTAACCGAAACAGAGACAGCAACGGTTGCTAATACAATCACTAGAAATAGACTTCAAACTTCTAGAGTAAGAACTAGATGGATTGACCCACTTGCTCAAACATTCCAAGTTCTTGATAACAATGGAGTGTTTATTACTAAGTGTGAAATATACTTCCAGTCAATTGACCCAGGAAGCATTCCAATTACATTGGAAATCAGAACTTCTGAACTTGGTCAACCAACACAGGAAATTTTACCCTTTGGTGAGATTAGTCTCGATCCAAGTCAAGTTAATGTGTCTAATGATGCTTCTGTACCAACAACATTTACTTTCCCTGCACCAGTATTCTTAGAAGGTGGCAATGATTATGCCCTAGTTCTGATTTCAAACTCTAATGAGTATAATGTTTGGATTTCTAGAATGACTGAGGTTGATGTTTCAACCAGCAACAAACCAGAAGCAGAGAAGATTATCGTTTCTCAGCAACCTTCACTTGGTTCACTATTCAAGTCACAAAATGGTGCAACATGGGAACCATCACAACTTGAAGACCTTAAATTCAATCTTTATAGAGCAGAATTTACTTCACAAACTGGAAGTTTCCGTTTCTACAACCCAGATTTGGGTGTAGGTAATAGACAGATTGCTTCATTGAGACCAAATCCAATCGTTTCATACTCCAAAGAAGTACTGGTTGGTATGTCTGGAAGTTTGACATCTAATGATGTAACCAATTTGATTCCTGGAACAAGCATATTCCAAGCAAACTATCCAAACTTCTCTGCAAAACTTAAGAGTATTGTTGGAACTATTGGTATTGGAAGTGAACTTTCAGTAACCAACTCTGGTATTGGTTATACAGCAAATGCAACATACAATCTTGCTCCACTAACAACGATTAATGGTAGAGGATTTGGTGGTAAAGTAAATCTCACAGTTGAAAACGGTGTTGCTGTTGCAGCAACAGTAGCAATTGGTGGAACTGGATATGCAAAGGGAGACACCCTAACAGTTGATGCACAATATACTGGAAACTTTGGACAAAATCTAATTCTTTCTATACCAAATGATGTTGGTGTTATCACAGCATTTAATTCAATCATTGTTGACCAAGTACAAGATGAACTTAATGATTCTGGTATCGGAAATGAAATCTCCTATGTAAATCCTTCAAACGGTATCTCTACCATTACTAATGGATATGTGAATTATACTGAGACACTATCTGATGGTCTTCACTTCAAGGTTAATCATAATAATCATGGTATGTATGACATTTCCAACAAAGTTACTCTGTATGGAATTGAACCAGATGTTTCTCCAGAAAAACTAGGTACTGACTATAATCAGTCATCTACTGGTGCAATTCAACTTTCTAACGTTGGAATCTTCACTTCGTTTGAAAATCTACCAGTTACTGTTGATAATCCAGGTTTCATTAAAATCAATCATGAAATTATCAAGTATACCTCAGTAGATACTACACTTAAACAGTTGAGTGGTATCACAAGAGCAATTGATGAACCACCTATTGGTGATGTTTATCCTATGGTTGTAGTTAGTTTGCATCCAGCAGGTTCACCAGTATTCAAGTATGAATTTAATGGTGTATCTTTGAGAAGAATTAATAGAACTCACTCGTTTAGTTCAGTCGATTCTTCCAAGTATCCAATAGAGATGGATAATTATCATATTAAGATTATTACAAATGAAAATGGTAAGGATAGACTATTTGGTCCACCAAAACTACACTTTAATGAGTCTAAGACTGGTGGAACATATGATATGAATATTTCTGCATCAGGATCGAATACTCTTGGTGGTCCAAAAGCAACACAAAATATTCAATTCGATAGCATCAGACCAAACATACAAAGACTTCTTCCCGAATCTACTATAATTGATGCAAAAATCAGAACAGTCAGTGGTACTAGTGTTGATGGAGGTGAAACTCCATTCCGTAGCAGTGGATTTGAATCAATTTCCTTGAATTCAAATAATCTATTCAATTCCCCAAGAATTATTGCTTCTAGGGTGAATGAAGTTGAGCATCTACAAAGTGCTAATGGATTCAAGTCATTTGAAATGGAAATAAACCTATCAACAACTGATACTAAGGTTTCTCCAGTAATTGACTTGGATAGAGTCAATGTTATGACAACTATGAATAGAATTGATAAACCAATTGATAACATCGTTGCAGATAAGAGAGTCAATAGTCTTTTTGATGATCCACACTCTGCAATCTATGTTTCTAGAGTTATTAGACTCGCAAAAGGTTCTACTGGACTTAAGGTTTATTTCGATGCTTACAGAGATGCATCTAACGAAATCATTGTTATGTACAGACTCCTGAGACCTGATACTCCAGATAATCAAGAGTTGTTTGAATTCATGCCTGGTTTTAATAATATTGACAGTAATGGAAACATTATTGATCCGAAAAATAATGATGGAATGCCAGATACTTTCGTAATTCCTTCTTCGTCACCTTCTGACCTGATGTCTTACGAATACACTTCTAAAGAAGTTCCACTATTCGATGGATTCCAAATAAAAATTATTATGACAGGAACAAATTGTTCGTATGTTCCAAAAATTAAGGACTTGAGGGTAATTGCAACTATATGATTAAACCAATTAAAGATAATAATGGTCTTGTCAGAGATGAGAAGACCAATGCAGTTATTAATGTTGATAATGTAGAGTTTGATGCTTACATGGCAGAAAAAAAGAGATTGACTTCTGAAAAGAAAGATATTGATAATATGAAGAAGGACATTGATGAAATCAAAGATGCTCTTCACCTTATACTTAACAAGCTAAATACATAAAAGAACTTTTGCTATGGCAGCAAAGATAATCAACCTAGTTGTAGAGCAAAATGCTGATTTTCAGGCAACGATTACCATTTCAAATGATAATGGTACGAAGTTAAACCTGACTAACTACACTGCGGCATGTTCAATTAAGAAAAGCCCCCTTTCCAGTACAAATACTGGAACTATGTCCGTATCATTCGTTGACAGAATTAACGGAAAAATTATGCTGTCTATGGATTCTAACGCAACTGCATTACTTCCTGGGGGAAGACATGTTTATGATGTAATTATTACTTCACCAACCAATTTTGTCACAAGAGTTATTCAAGGAAGTCTTCTTGTTAGCCCAGGAGTTACCTGATGACTAATAATTATGATGTTACAATAACTTCTCCTGATTTAACAGTAAATGTTGATGATAGTGGTGCTTTTAGTGCTTCTATAAACTATGAAGCAGCATCAAAAAGTATTCAGCATACTAATTTAATACTTGATAATTTTTCTTCTGGATTTGACGGAACTACAACAACATTTCCTTTAACGGTTAATGGTGTTGCATACTCACCGTCAAATGAGCAGCAACTAATTATTCAAGTTAATGGTGTTGTTTTACGACCAGCTATTGATTATACAATTTCTGGTTCAACTATAACATTTGTTGTTGCACCTAGTGGTGGACAAACATTTTCTGGTGTTGCATTACAAACAATTGCAGATTTAACCAGAACTATTGTTTTTCACATTGATAATGGTTCTAATGATATTTCATTAGGAAGTAAAGGTGTACTTACACTTGATGTTGCTGGAACAATTGAAGAGTGGAGAGTTTTATCAGATCAAACAGGTACTATTGCTGTAGATATTGAAAAATCCACTTTTACCGACTATCCGAATAATTTTTCATCTATAGTTGGTAGTGAATTTCCTGTTCTTCTCAACGAGAATAAGCACAAAGATGATGATTTAACAACATGGACAAAAAACCTTGCTCTGGGTGATGTACTCAAATTTGTGGTTCTCTCATGCACTGGAATACAGAAGTGTTCGGTATTTTTGAAGTTGAGACTATAGTATCACTTATTAATCATTATAAATAAATCTAGAAAGCATTCCAATAAACGTAAGATAGGAGACTTTATCAATGGCACTTTTAGTACCAGATTGTGGTGAACTTCAATCCCTAAGGTATCTTGTAAACAGCAATCATAGAATTCCTAGGAATCTGATTCTCAAGCTGTACTCTAGTTCAACGACACCTGCGGAAGGAGATGTTCCTTCACAAACAACTTATTATGAACCCTATGACGCATCGGGTTCTCTCGGGTATGGTGTTTCACCATCCAACGGATATCCTGGTGTAATTAATAACAGATTCGATCAGGATTATTCCAGACAGTTCGGCATCCTCCTTAATGGTAATCTTTGGAATGTAAGAACGATTACCACGGCAATTGCAACTCCTACTGGTTCAGGCACGGTTAACGAATATACAATTACTGTTGATAGCACAACTAATATTGCTGTCGGTCACTATGTAAGTGGTGGTGGTGTTGGTTCCAACGCAACCGTTGCTGCAATTGATGGTAACACAATTGTCCTAACAGTTCCTAACACATCTACGTTTACCAACCAAGCACTAGAGTTCGGTGTTGGTACAACTACTGCATCCTATCCTGAGCAAACTTTCACCTTCACTTCTGCTGCTAACAACCAGTTTGGTTATTACCTAGTAAGAGCAAATAACCTTCCTAAGGAAATTCATGGTGTTGAGAATGCTACTTCTATTGCAGAAGCAGTTGCAATCGGTAAGACTCTTACCACTGGTACTATTGGTCAGGCATTCTTGACTCTCTTCGATAAGAAGTATGAGCCAACTATCACTGGTACATCAGGTGATTACGAACTATCAGTTAACGTTAACACTGGTATTACAACAAACCAGAGAGCAGTCGGAACTGGAATCGCAGCAGGAACCAGAGTTACAGGTGTAACTGGAACAACAATCTATCTAAGTAAGGCACTTACAGGTGCTGCTTCTGGTGTTGGCACATTCTTTGAGAATGTTGCTGAAGATATCTGTGTAGGTATGGCAGTTACCCACAGTAACGCATCTGGTGAGGTTAATGCAATTCCTTCAGGAACTAAGGTTACTGGTTATGATGAGATTGAAAGAATCGTATATCTCAACAAAGAACTAGTCAATAACGTACAGACTGCTACGGGTGACCAAGTTAACTTCGGTACTTCCCACGTTACTGCTACTTCACACGGTCTAGAACCAGGTGATGTAGTCTACATTGCAGCAGGTGCAGGTAATACAACTACTGAGTCTTCAACATACTCAGTCCACCGTGTACTTGACGCAAACACTTTCTCAACTCAACCTGCTCTTGCGGTTGGTGCTGGTGGAAGTTCAACAATCTACAGCAGCATCATGTTTGCTGAGAGATTTACAAACGGTCCATACAATATCCAAAACAACGGTGACCAAATTAAGGTTACTCTGAACATCAGCCTCGACTGATATATTTTACTTGATTTCATACCATATCATGGAGGGGTTGCGGAATCGTGGCCCCTCCTTTTCCTTGTTTTCAATAAAGAGAATGCGAGATGCCAGCACTTAATGTAGGAATAAATTCAACCTTTGAGCAGCAAAGACTTGTCATCAATACACTTGCGGTTGATGTCAATTCTATCCTTTCAGGAACTGCTGGAATAGCAACGTACTCACCATTAGCAGGAATTGCATCTGATGCAGTTCGTCTAAATGGTCAATTACCGAGTTATTATCTAGATTATGGAAATCATACTGGGACACCAACAAGTTTATCCCAGTTTACTAATGATGTAGGTTTTATTACATCATTTTCTATTGACAGTGGTATTACTGTTAGTGGTGTTCTAACTGCTACGACATTCGATGGTAATCTAATTGGTAATGTAACTGGAAATGTATCTGGCAGTTTATCTGGTGGAACTGTAAATGCTACATTATCTGGTGATGGAAGTAATATTGCCAATCTTAATGCTAGTAGAATAACGACGGGACTTTTAAGTAATTCAGTTATTCCTGTACTCAACCAGAATACTTCTGGAACTGCTGGAGGACTAAGTGGTAACCCAACTATCGGAATTACATCTCTAACAGCATCAGGAAGGATTGTAGGTGCTGCTGTAGACAATGTAATTCCATTCTTATATGCCAATTTAAGTGACTTGCCAAGTGCAGGAACTTACCATGGTGCTTTTGCACACGTTCATAATGAAGGTGCTGCATATTTTGCACATGGAGGAAACTGGGAAAAACTTGTAAATTACAATACTGGTTCAGACAATGTATCCATTGGTGGTACAGTAGCTGTTGCTAACGATATTCAGGTTACTGGTATTGTAACTGCTACCAGATACTTTGGTGATGGTTCACAGTTAACAGGTGTTGGTGGTGGATCTGGTGGATTGCAAATTTATGATGAATATAACCTAATTGGTACAGCATCTTCACTTAACTTTGTTGGTGGAAACGTAGTATCATCATTTAATAACGGTTATGTTACAGTTGAGGTAACCGATGTAGATACCAACTATTGGGAACTTAATAGTTCTGGAATCAGTACAACAGCAAATCTTGGTGTTCAGACATCTGCCCCAAATTATCCTTTAGAGGTTGGTCCATTTGGATCTAGTGGAATCAGTCTGTATGTTCATGGAACATCCTGGTTTAACAAAGGAATCAATGTACCTTCTGTTGGTTTAGGAACTTTATCTATAAATTCAGAAACCAGAGTTCTTGATGTACCAAGAATTGTAGCATCTGAAAGTGCAGTAGGTAATATCTCTACTACTAGAATTTTAGACGTTACTTCATCTACAAATATTGGTGCTGGACTCACAGTTCAAGGTGAGGTTGACATCTATGATGATTTAAGAATTAAAGATGGTAAGTATATTACCCTTGGTGATGGTTTTGACTTATCAATTTATCATGACACCGTAAATAGTCACATTGCTGACCAAGGTACTGGTAGTCTAATTGTTCGTGGTAGCACAATTCAGGTAAAGAATGCCGCAGATAGTAAAGTATCTGCAGAATTTTCTGGTGGAGCATCTGCAAAACTTTACTACGATAACTCAGAAAAGTTTGCTACTGTCAGTTCTGGTGCAACTACTTATGGTACGCAGTATGCAACAAAATTTGCTGGTGATGGAAGCCTACTAACAGGTGTTATCGCATCCACTTCAGTCGGTCTTGCAATTCAAGGTGGCGGAACTCCAGTCGGTACTGCTACTACATTAAACTTCGTTGGTGCTGGTGTGAATCCATCAGTTACTGGTGGTATTGCAGAAATTGACATTTCTGCTGCGGTTGGTGCAGCAGGCAAATTCAAGGACGGTACTTTAGGTATACATACAACAGCACCTGCTGTTGGTTTAGGAACAACCAATCCACAAACACAGTTACAACTTGGTGATTTCTATGGCATAGAAGTTTATAGTGGTATTACTACGGCAAATGGTGGTGTAACATTTGATGGTATAGGTGGTTGGACCATTGCAGATACAGATTTTGTAAGTGTGGAGTATAAGTTATACTTTAACTACAATGGTGATATTCAAACCCAAAAAACATCATTAATGCACGATGGAACAACAGCATATGTTTCTTCATATGCCATGATGATGACAGGAAGCAATACTATTATGAACATTGATGCAGTAGTATCAAGTGGACAAGTAATTCCAAGGTGGACACCAGGAAGTGGTGTAACTGGTATTGTTACATATAGAGTAGTAAGGGAGTCAATGCTATGATTATAGACTGGACTGACGAAGAGAATATTGAAGCACTAAATCAAGCATATCTTGATGAGATTGCAGAGTTGGAGAAAGTCCCTGACGATCCAACTGTTAGTAAGCAGTATGTTATTGGATGTCACAATGCTGCTGATTGGCAATATATTCATCACGTCTTAATTACTGAGGGAACTGGTGAAGCAGATTTTCCTTCAAACTCAGTGCAATGTATAGATGCATGTAATCACAGTCCAACTAGAGGCAGATATATTTTAACGGATGAAGAAGCAGATACCATAAAAAATCACCCTAAAGTATTGTATATTCATCCAGACTTTAGTAGATATCAGGGAACATATAAGCCACCCACACATGAAATTATATGTGCTGCTAAGTACAACAGATATAATAGCAATAGAAGGCAGTATAGGGATATGCAAGCATCTATGCCATATACACCTACCGATGCTGAAGCAGGACGTTCTGGATATCAGTTATCTAGGTGTATGCAAGTTGATGACCCTTGGTGGAGTGAAACTGGAACATATTTAACAAAGAATGACGTTGTTCTAAATCAAAAAATTCAGCAATTTGGTGATGGTTCTGATGTAGATTTAATCATCACGGATACTGAAGCATGGTATGGTCATCCAGAATTTATCAATACGGCAATAAGAAGTACAGCAACCAATGATGGATACAATTCCACTGGTTCTGGACCATCAAACTATAGGGGAGGAAATCGTCTCCCTGGAAATGGTTATTGTGATGTTTTGGATGTCTATCTGGATGCACCATATCTAATTGATAGAGATTTCTTTGATGCTGACGCAGGAAACAGACTGATGACAAGATGGGACGGAACTGTTGTACCTCAGGAATCTGTTGCAAGAGCATGGTGGGCTAGCAATTCACTATCTGCGAGGTCATCAAAGTTTGTAAGTCCTAGTAATGGTGGAACTGCAACTGGACTTAATGACTTTGGTGTTATTAATAGTGGTTCTCAATGGTCAGGTTACACTAGAGCAAGATGCAACGGTTCAAATAGTGCATATTGCACAGGAACTGCTACTCATGCTACTCAATGTATGGGTGTTTCTTATGGGAGAAGTTATGGATGGGCATATAATGCAAATAAATGGCATATAAACAATATTGGTAGTAATGCTGTCACTATTGAAGGTTCTGCAGACTTAATAAAAGTATTGCATAATTGCAAACCTAATAATTCTTCATTTGGAACAAAAGACCCAACAGTTACATCAAATAGTTGGGGATATCGTTCCACTTCACACTATACTGTTAGTAGTACTACTCCAGTTTATATTTTCTTCAGGCATGGTCAAGGACAAACTGGTACTGTTGCCAACTCATCTGCATCATATACTTCCAGTGGTACTATGCCAAATTGTATTAAAGACGTTGGTAGGTATGGTGATGGTGACAGAATGAAGGGAGAAATGGTTCAAAATTCCATGGTAACTGCATGGGATGAGATGGTTGATGCAGGTGTTATTACAGTGGTTGCTTCAGGAAATTCAAACCAGAAACAAGTTCAACCTAACCATCCAGATTTTGATAATTTCTGGACATCTGGAACTGCAACAAATACCAATTTAACTAGTCATACTCACCTTGAGTTCGGCATTTCATGCTACAACACAATGAATAGACCTGGATTCCCACAGCAGGTAGGCAGACATACTGACTCCAATGGTAATCTGGTTTTAAACAAAGTCATTAATATGGGAGCATTGGATTATGCATATCAAACTACTGGTCATGAAAGAAAGGTAAATTATAGTGATATGGGTAATGGTATTGACTGCTATACACCAGCAGATGATGCTATGGGACCAACTAGAGGGTCTAGTTATTCTGAAGGAATTCATCCAGAAACATATCCTGGTCTTTCTGTTACAGCATATGATGATGATTTTGGTGGAACTAGTTCTGCATGTCCAGTGGCTGCGGGAATGATTGCAACTAAATTGCAATATAATAGAGCATGGCTTTGGAGTGATGTAAAGACTTGGATTCTGAATTTAACTCAGCAAGATCCAAATAAATTTTATGTTGGAACTGAAGCAACTACAGTAAACGATACTAATTGGTTAGATACTGTCCATATGAATGGTGGTTCTCCAATTGTTATGTACGACAAAGCAACTGGACAAGAACCTTCTGGTGCTTTCGGAAGTATCCAATCCAGCAATTATACTATTACAGAGGGAGATACACTTACAGTAACGATATATGCTGCTGGTGTACCTAGTGCAACTTATTATTATTCAGTCGAAGGGATTCCAGGGGAAGATTTTACCCCACCCGCAGGTGGATTTAATCCTTCAGGAATAACAGGAAACTTTAGTTATTCTGGTGCTGGAAATGCTACATTTGATATAGTTACCACTACAGATTTAATTACAGCCACCGAAGAGACTGCAAGAATAAGAATTAGAATTCGTGAAAATGCTGTTAATGGACCAATTGTTGCAACTACTGACGATATTATTGTCAATGGAACAGCAGATCCAGTTCCATTCCAGTTTGCTTCTGGTGGAGCTCAGTGGGGTGGTGGTGTAATAGTGACTTTCCAACCATAACTAAATATTAAAAAGTTCTAGTATTTGATTGAAATATGTCTGAAGAAATTCTAGAAACACCTGGTTTTCAAGAAATAAAAGATACTTTAACTAAAGAACCTGAAGGAGATGTAGATAAAGAATACGTTGTTGTTTGTCATACCAACGAAGGGTGGCAAACAATTCATAGTCTCATCATGGAAGAAAATACTGATGCAGATTATATTCCAAATACTTCAAAAACATGCACTGACGATAAAAATCATAGTCCTGTTAGGGGAACATATTTGATGAAGGACTCTGAGGCAGAAGACCTCAGGTCTCATGAATTAGTCAAAACTGTAAATATAAACCGTTCAGCATATCCAGGAACATATAAAATTGACCCTGCTCTAATGCTGGATGGAATTGGACCACAATACAGGTATGGTTCAAATGTTGAGCACCAAAGAGACCCAAGTTGGCCATCAAATCCTACACTAAGCACACAAAATCGTGCTGGATATGGTCTTCTAAGACATTCTCAGTATCAAGATCCTTGGCAGGGCAATTCAACATTCACCAAAATCAATGATAGACATGAGCATTATGGTGCTGGTGAAGACACTGATATTATTGTTGTTGACGAAGATATGTGGTTTGGTCATATTGAATTCCAAAATAATACAGGAACTGGTCCAACTAACTACAAGGGAGGAAATGTTCTTCCAGGAAACGGAACCTGTGATGTTTTATGCATGGTCAATGATGCACCATATTATATTGATCCAGATTTCTTTGATGCTTCCCCATCAACTAGATTAACTACAAGATGGGACGGAACAAGAGTTCCAACAGAAAGTGCTGCTAATGGTTGGTGGAGATACAATTCTTTGTCATATAGGTCATCAAAGTTTGTAAGTCCTAGTAATGGTGGTAGTGCAACTGGTAATAATGATTTTGGAACTATAACCGTTTCGACTAATTATACTAGAGCAAGGCAAAATGGTTCCAATACTGCATATCAATCTAGTAGTGGTTCCCATTCAACACCATGTGCATCTCTAGCATATGGAAGACAGTATGGGTGGGCATACAATGCAAATAAATGGCATATTGCCATTATGGGTACTTATGCTGTTGATGAAGAAGAAGTATTTGATATTATAAAAGTATTTCATCAGTGTAAACCAATAAATCCAACATACGGAAATAGAGACCATACATTATGTACAAATAGTTATGGTTATAGGATGCACTTCCCCGCATCTAGTGGATATTATTACTACGAGACACCCAATGATGGAACTGGTGGAGTTCAATATTCATCAAGACCAAAATTCCTAAACAATTTTTATCAGTCTGGACTTAGATGCGAAATGCAGACAAGTTCTACACTAACTGCTGGTGATGAAATGATTGATGCTGGTGTTATTTTTGTATGTTCTGCAGGAAACACTAGACAAAAACTAGTAAAAGCAACTCACCCATCTTGGTATAATTATCTGTCATCTCAAAATAATCATACTATAGCAGATACTGTTTTTAGTTCTTACGGATGGAATTGGGTAAAAACTACAAATAGACAAGGTTTCCCTGGTCAAATTGGTGCAACTGGTGTTGGAACAGCAACCGTATATAGAACCTTCCCAATTGGAGCACTAAGTGGTTCTCAATATGGTGGACTAGAACAAAGAGCAACCTATAGCAATATGGGAAATCTAATTGTTGGATTTGCTGCTGGAGAAAAACAGGCATCATCATGTGATAATAATTCTGGATCTCGTTACAACCGTTATGATTCCTATTATACTATTGATGGTTTTCAATCGGTGGAGTCTGAGGATACTGAATTTGGTGGAACAAGTGCAGCATCACCAGTGGCTTGTGGTTTCTTAGCAACCAAGATGCAACATAATAGAACTTGGACTTGGCAAGAGTTGATGAACTGGATTAATGGATTAAATCCAGTCAATAATTCAGAATTTTACTATGGTTCTGAATCTACTAGTGCTACTGATGCCAATTGGGATGACGATTATAGTCTAGAAGGTCAGGGTGGAATCGTTTTTTATGATGCAAGCACTGGTGGAACCGAGCAGTCTTCTCGTTGGGATGCTGCTTCTGGTAATGTTGTTACGCAAAACCCCAAAGAAGTTACGGAGGG